CGATACGAGGCATACTTGAAGCTGTCTCAGAGCGCGAGGCTAATGACTTGATCAAAGGCACTGATAAGAAGTTGACGATAGCTGCTGCTGATTTAGCTTTTGAGCCAGCGGTCTCTGATCAAGTAACCGTCAGCAGCAGAGTCATGCAAATTATTATTGTCAATAAAATTGAGCAAGATAATACGGCGATTGTGTTTGAAATCTTTCTAAGAGAATAACCATGGCACGTACAATCAAAATAAGTGACATAGGTGATTACAGCCGCCAACAAATTGAGACGTTGGTTCGGGTAGCAACTTTTGAGGCTGAAGCGCGTCTTAAGGCGCGAACACCAGTTGATACCGGCAGATTGAGAAGTAACTGGCAACGAACGCTAGAGCCCTTAAGGGGCTCTGTTTTTAACAACCTACCCTACGCAGCGCCAGTTATTGCCGGCACGAATTTGCCACCCTCTTGGCAAGGTATTCAGCGCACAGAACCATTTCTTGACATAGTGGCAAAGGATATTCAAACCTATGTCGAGCAAGAAGCCGCGAGAATTGGGAGAAACTCATGAGCCTCAACACAATCCGTTCTCACATTGAAACGCGTATAGCAACTGAATTTGCCGCTGCACCTGCCCTGCAAGTAGCATATCAAAACGTCCCTTTTACTCCGCCAAACAATGCCAGTTGGATTCAGTCACAAATTATTTGGGGTGATTCTGCATATCTAACGATTCTGACAACTAGCAGTCGAGGCACTGGCGCCGGCTTTGATCGACGTAACGGTGTATTGCTTTTCAATATCTTCACACCAAGAGGTCAGGGTCCCGGCGCAGGCTTTACCATTGCACAACGGTGCATTGATCTTTTTTCACGTTTGCAGCTTGAAAATATTATTTTTGACCCTGCAAATGGTCCGCGTACTTCTGAACCTGCTGCGCCAGAAGGGTTTTACCAGGCACAGGTCTCCATAAGTTTTGAGGCTTTTGAGCAAAGCTAGAATCTAGACAGTCCACATCGGTCACAACATGACTGTCACCGTTCTGTCCGGTACGTCCGGCGCTCTTTACTACAAGCCCGCTGGCACTACCGGAACTTTCGGTGAGTCCGGCGTGAACACTGGCACCGACACCATCACGGTTGAAACCTACCTCAATTTGAAGGTCGGTGATCCGGTGCAGTTCAGCATCATCAACAGTCAAACCGGAGGAGCTGGAAGTGGCACTCTGCCTGCTGGTATTTCGGCTGCTACAACCTATTTCGTGATTGCATATACCGCTAGTAGCGGTGCTTTGCAAGTATCTGCCACCGCTGGTGGCGCCGCACTGAACATCACGGATGACGGCACAGCCAGTGCTCCGAATGAATTTCAGGTCGCTTATGCCGCTTACGCAGCTGTGGGTCAAGTCCGCGAGTGGACCTTTGAGATCAGCCGCGCTGAAATCGACGTAACCACCATCGGGCAAACCGCTGGGCAGTATGCGCCTTTCCGTGCTTACATCCCTGGATTTGCTGATGGCAGCGGTACTGCCACCATCTATGTCACCAACGAAGACGCTGCACTGTCTAACCGCATGGTTGAAGACGTGCTGCAGCGCCAGCAGGTTGGTTGCGGCTTCAAGCTCTATACCGACAAGCAAGGCACTGAGGCATTAAGCCGTAGCATCGCAATGGATGCCGTGTTGCTGACTGCAAGTTTGAACATCAATCCCGACGATGCTCAGCAGGTGGAAATTACCTTCCGCCCGGCTGGTGTGCCAACGTTTGACTTCAGCACTTCTGCTTGATAGCTAATCGGCCCTGGTCTACACTGGGGCCATTCACCTTTCCTTTATGGCAATCACGTCTGCGCTGTCACGCCTCAAGAAAGCTGCTAACCTGACGCCTATTAAGCGTACGGTCAAGCTGAACGACGGTAGTGAGTTCGAGTTTTATTCAGCGCCGCTCACGATGTCCGAACGCGAGCGGGCGCAGAAGATGCCTGGCGGCGATGACCCCAATGGCTTTGCGTTGAACCTGCTGGTCACCAAAGCTGTTGATGATGCCGGTCAGCGGTTGTTTTCTGCTGGTGAGATTGCTGAGCTTAAGAACGAGGTATTGGATGCCGACTTGCAGGCATTGATGCTGGCGATTATCACCAACCCCGAGGAGCAAGAAGTTGACATGAAAAGCACTAAAGGCTGAGCTAAAGAAAGATAACCTGCTGCTGCTACAACTCGGTATCGCAAAAGAGCTGGGTTACACGCTAGCCCGGCTCAACCAAGAGGTGACGTTAGAAGAGCTGCTGCTATGGAGCTGCTACTTTGATTTGCAGAACGAAGAACAGGAACGTAGAATGAAACGAAGACGGTAGGTCGGCTGTGTCGGTTGTCGCAAACGTTGCTATTAACGTTGATAGCAGCGGTGCTGTCAGCAAACTGCGGCAGGTACAGCAAGGCGCGCAGGCAACTAGCCAAGCGGTTGACAAGCTCAATACAACTGCTCAGCGCGCCGCAGCAGGCATAGATGCACAAGGCAACGCAGCGCAAAGAGCAAGCGCTAAAGTCAATGGACTGCGAAATGCACTGGCAAGCCTAGGCGCAGGGCTTGCATTACGCAAATCGTTTATTGATGCGTCTGCGCTTGAATCCGCGCAATCTAGGATTGGATTGCTTAGTAAAAACTTTCAGCAGTTAGCCGGTATTCAAGATGTTGCAGCTAAAGCTGCAAAAAAGTTTAACCTCAGCCAATCAGAATCTCTTAGTGCATTAACTGATCTTGGTAACCGAATTGGACCTACTGGCGCAAGCCTAGAAGATGTTGCCAATGTCTACGAAGGCTTCAATACGCTTCTGGCCCTTAACAAAGTAAATAGTCAAAATGCTGCATCGGCTACTTTACAACTAAATCAAGCCTTGGGCTCAGGGCGTTTGGCTGGTGAAGAGTTTAACGCTATCAGCGAAGCGACACCGCAACTACTTGATGCAGTCGCAGAGGTAATGGGTCGCAATCGCGGCGAGCTTAAGAAGTTGGCGTCTGACGGCCAAATTAGCAGTCAGGTGCTAATTGAAGCATTAAAGCGGATCAGGACCGAGGGCGCTGCTGATTTAGAGACTGCCTTTGGCGGAGCATTTGGTGCTACGCGTCGCTTTGATGCGGCGCTTACAGATTTTAGCGCTACTATCGGGACAGAACTACTACCTGCGCTGACACCACTCATTAGTGGTGCGACTGAGATATTGAGATTATTTGGGCAACTGCCGGGCCCAGTTAAAACTTTGATTGCGGCAATAGCAGGATTGACAGCTGGATTTGTTTTACTAGCCCCAGCCATTAGTACAGCTATCGGTTTACTGGGGGGACTTTCCTTGGCAACATTGGCAGCGGCTGGGCCGTGGGTTGCATTGGCCGCTGGCATTACTGCTGCCGTAGTTGCGCTTGCTAGCTATCAAAGCCAATCGCAAAAAGCAGCTAGTGCGGCTAAAACGGGCAGTGCTGCAGATGTAGTTGCAGCTCGAAATTTAGCCGTACAAAAAGGGCAGGAAATCAGCTTGCTAAAGCGACAACGCGCAACCGCACAAACTGGTCGAGAGATTGCCAGCATTGATCGCCGCGTTACTACTTTACAGCGTGAACAGCAGGAATTGTTATCTGCCATTAGCGTCAGCACTGCCGATCGTCCACCAACATCTCAGCCAACGCCAACGCCTATGCCAACCGGAGCAGGCACAGGCACTGGCCGCACTGGCAGCGCAGCAGATAAAAGCAAAGCACAGCAAGAACGCCTAGCCGAACAAATTAAGAAGCAACAGGCCGCCGCAACTGAACTGGCGGCAACTGAAAAAGGCCGTTTGTTAATTGCTGAAACTGCTGAACCATTGCAGCGGCAAATCACCGAAGCAATGGTGCGTCAAAATGACATCCAACGCGAATATACCAAAAAACTAAACGAATCTAAATCAGCGCAGGAAACGCTCAACCTGCAAATTGCACAGCAGAATGCGCTTAAAACTAATGCACTCGAACTTGAGGCTGCATTAGCACAAGAGATTGATAACTTAACTCAACCGCTGCAAGCAATTCTTGATGAGTCCAGGCAACGTCTTGAACTGGAAAACCGCTATCAAAAGCTGCTAGCTGATGGTGTCAATCCAGAACTAGCTAAGGAGTTTGCGCAGCTTGAGTTAACGGCGGAAAAGCAAACGCAACTGCTAACTCTGCGACTTGGCGAGCTAGAGGCAGCCAAGGCAAAGCTGCCAGCCGAAAGCGAAGTAGCCAAAGCGCTGCAATCGCAAATTGACAAAATCAAAGAGATCCTTAAACTGCAAGGTCAAGCCGTTGCTGCGTCGAAACAAGAAACAGAGGAAGAAAAGAGACGCAGAGAAGAACGCGAGCGCCGTGAAGCGGAAGCCAAGAGGCTTAAAGATCTTTATAGTGGAATTGTCAGTACTTTAGAGGATGGCATTGTTAATGCATTGCAGACCGGCATTGAGGGTTTAATTAACGGCACTAAAGATTTAGATGATGCCCTCAAGGAAATTGCGGCTGGCGTCCTGAAGGACATCAGCAACATATTGATTAGGTTTGCCGTCAATGCAGCCATGCGCTCGATATTCCCTGGTGCATTCGCCGATGGCGCAGTGTTTGCCCAAAGCGGCATTAAGCCTTTTGCTCGTGGCGGTGTCGTCAGCTCGCCCACGCTATTCCCGTTTGCCGATGGTGGTACCACCCGCACCGGCCTTATGGGCGAAGCTGGCCCTGAGGCGATCATGCCACTTAAGCGCGGCAGCGATGGCAGCCTTGGGGTGCAAGCCAATGGCCTACGCGAAGCTATGAATCAGGACCGCGCAGCCGGCGGCGGCGCCCCCGTGCTCAACATGAGCTTTCAGTCCACTAATATCGGTGGCGTCGAATACGTCAGCCGCGATCAACTGGAAGCGGCAATGGCTGCAACTCGCCGCCAAGCAGCTTCTGACGGTGCCAAGCGTGGCATGACCATGACCCTCGACCGCATCCAAAACAGCAGTTCCACTCGTCGTAGAATCGGGGTGTAATGGCTAACTTTCCTGCACTGAAGCCAACGGCCCGCAGTTTCCGGCTCGGCCAGTATCCGATCAAAACGTATCGGGCGATGTCTGGCGCGGTAGTACGCCGCAGCTTTGGCAACCGCCCGTTTGGCTACACACTCGACCTTGAATTTGCCAATGTTACGGAAGCCACCGTAAACAGCATCTGCGATCACTACAACGGCCAAGGTGGCGGCACCTTGGGAT